GAAAGTTACAGAAAACGAAGCAGCAGAAAGATCCTCTCCCTCCTTATAAATCCTGATGGTATAGTCTTTTTCGTAGTCGCCTTGTTTGACAAACACCAAAGACTTAGCGGTTTCTTGAGCATCAGACACATCAGCGGTCTTAGCGACAGTAACAGCAGTATTGAGGAAGAAGGAACTGTCTCCGAGCGAAATACCTTTGAACTTATTAAAGGAAGTCGCAGGAGTGGTGTTGACTAGATAATCATTACTGAGAGACGCTCCTCCTGTAGCTCCGTTAATGGTAGCCTCAGTGCCGTCATTCAAGTTGTAGATGTGAAGAGTCCCGTTGTTGCTTGGGTCTGTGCGTGTCTCTAGGATTGCAACATATCGCTCATCAGCACTCCTGTTGATGTGGTAGATAAAGTCACCTTCACGGGCAATGTCGGAAATATTCTTAATTAATCGACATGGAGGTCTCTTGATAAGTCCTCTGGTAACAGAAGAAAAAGCGTTGAGCTGCTCTTCACACTGACCTGCAAATCTGATCGAGGAGGGCTGTTGGCTTACACCTTGAATCAGATTAGGGACAGTAGTGGTGATGTTAGCCATAGTAAAATTTAAGAGATGTTGGTGTTGCGATTGATACCAATGCGACTGTAAGCATCGTAGTTCTTGAAGATGGTGCGATCAGAAGCATCGAACTCCTCATCCTCGAAACTAGCTTTGGCAAACACCTCATCTCTAAGGATTAAGGCTTCAATCTCTCTAGAGCCTACCAAGCGATTGCTCAGTGCTCTTGCAGCCTTAATAGAGATGTAGCGTCTTGCACGTTCTGGAAGCTCCTCAAAGTCCAGAAGGAAAGTGATGTTAACCTTCACCGAGTCCTTTTCAAATATAAAGGTCTGATTGGTGCGGTCAAAAAGCCGAGTGCCACGTTGGACAACATCCACAGATGTATCCACGGCATCGACTGTCATAGTGTTGTCAGGAAGCACAAACTCGCCACTGACGTTTGCTTCCAGCTTGTAATCCTCTGCGGTGTTGAAATGCCACCCTTGAGATTGAACGTCTCTTGAGACCTCATCAAGGATGTCCTTTGCGATTGCAGCGGAAGGCGGGAGACTAGAACTGTCCGCAATGGAGTTCACTGGGGCTTCTGTGATGTAGCCCAGCATCGTATTAACTGCTTCTAGTTGCGTAGTCAAAGTCGCCATGTCTAAATGAAAATTGTGTTAAAAGAAAGAGGGAACGCCCCGCCCCTTTGGAACGAATCCAAAAGGACGGGACGACCCTTTGAGGTTTAGTTGGTGTTGCGGATCTCAAACGCAGCTTCAGGACGAAGGATGCCGTGACCCATTGCATACTTAGCAACGAACAGCGAACCTTGAAGCTCAACCTTGTAGTCCGACTCAGTCGCCAGATCAAGGAGCTTCACAGTGCCTACAGCAGCAGGGTGACCACCAATGATGGTGACATCCGAAAGGTCACCATTGTAACCAGTGCCAGCACCACCAAACACATCGTTGGAAGCGTTGTCGTCATCCTGATCCTGAGAGGCTTCAGCGACAGAAACGTCAGCGAGGTGGTTGGACTTTAAGATGCGGATACCAGCAACCATTGGGATGTTACCAGTAGCAACGTCACCACGACCACCGAAGTCTCGGTTGATCACTTCTTCGCCAGAAGCGAGAAGGGTGTAGTAGTCGGCTGGCTTCAAGATAGCGAAACGCTGACCATCGTTGGGGATGTCATTCTCGTCCAGCTTCTGAGCAGCACTAAACAACTCAGCCTGAAGTTCTGCACCAGTTGCGGTAGCACCAGCAAAGGTTCCAGCAACGGAGATGCCGTCAGGATTACCAGTGATGGAAGCAGAAGTGCGGGAAGCGGCAACAAGAGTCTTCATCGTAGCGATGTCGAAGCGTTTTGCCAAAGCCTTACCGAGTTCACGGGCATACACCGAGCGAACGTCATAGTGGTTCTTAAGCTCATCGATGTTGGCGATGAACGTAGATGCCACAAGAACATCATCGATGGTGATGACTTTCTCAGCGTGTTTGATAGTGCTGAGATAACCAGCACCTGCATCAGCAATGTTCTCACCTGGGGTGTGATACTGAGCAGTAGCGATTCCTGTCACAGGGAACTGTGCGGACTTACCAGAGGAAATTGTGCGAATCGTGTGAAGGTCTTTCATCACGTTCATTTCCTCGAAAGTGGTCAGGATCTCTCCTGAGAACACCTTTAGAAACAGTGCGGAAGCATCGCCAGCACCATTTACTTGTCCCAAGCGGGACGGAGTAGTAGCTCCATTAGCCATAGTAGTATATTATGTTTTGGGGTTATTCGATGTCTTCAATATAATTGTTTCTGATGGGTTCCGAGTTATTGATTGTCCAATGTATTGGGTCTCATCTTCTGCCACACCGAAGCTCAACTTTTATGATGACTTTGGTTTTTAACACCACCGAAAACAATAGGTGCTTTCGTATAATGGTGAGAAAAGTATTACTTGGTCAGCACTTCCATTTGCGGAGTGCTAACGCTTTGCGAGTAGGGCGACCCTTAGAGTCTTTCATTGGGCCTTTAACTCCCTTCATTCTCGCACAAAAAGATTTCTTACGTGCTGCTCGTTTACCTTTGGGTTTACTTTCAGTCACTGGGGCTTTGAGATTACTACCTGTCTTGCGGTTGTAGTAGCTTCGTCCTTTAGCGGATAATCCTCCACTTTTAGATTTATGCTCCTTACGCAAGGATAGTCCTTTTCTCTTTGTAGCCATGTTATTATTTCTGTGATCCGATTATGATTGCTCGTCTATAACTATAGTCCGAGTGAAACTTTTGACCTCTGCCACTGAGTGTGCCTTCCTCAAACTCATAGACCTTATTCTCCTTCAGGGTTACTGTTGGAGGATCGTAAAGTGCGGACGACTTCAAAGCGGAGTCTTTTCGATAACCGCTCAAGCCGCAGCTTGGCAGAAGGACTGCCATCAGCAGCCAAGGAATCAATTTCATCTTCTAGTTTATAAATAAAAAGCCGCCTCTTGAACTTCAGTGTCTCCACATAGGCTTCAAGGGCGGCTGTTAAAAGTTTTAGCATCTGTTATTGCTTTGCCTTACCAACATTCAGTGCAAGCCACTCAAGGATCTTATAGACCTTGCCGACAACCTTATCGTCTGCTGGTGTGGGCGTAAGAGCACAGATCGCAGACGCAGCAGCAACTACAGCAGTAGCAGCTCCTAAAATCGAATCAAAGTTATCTTTGATGAAGGTGATAGTTTCAGACATAACAAATAAATTTAAATGACAGAGGAGACCGAAAGTCTCTTCTCAATATGGGCACGATACGCAGGGTCTTTACCATACCTTGCGTCTTGCATAGCTTCAGTAACCTGTGCGGTAGAAGTAAACGGAGTAACGCCAGCACCGACAGTGTCACCTTGATAAAGATTCAAAGCCTTGCCTCCATCAGAACTGTAACGAGCGTAAAGACCTCGGATAGCCATAAGAGCAGCATTGTTGTCTCCAGACTCAACTGTAGCGTTAAACACATCTTGCTCGTCTTCGGTCAGGGCGGTGGAAGCCCACTCCGACATAGCTTGGTAGTTAGCCTCACCTCCGACCTCACTCATAAGGCTTTCGGTTTGTTGCTGACTAGAAGCCTCAACGCCATTGATGTAACGCTCGACAAGATCCCTTGAAAGACCAGAAGCCTCCAAAGCATTGAAGGTTTCATCAGAAAGGTGGCCTAACTCAGCATACTCATCAGAGGCACTTTGAATGGTGCTGTTGACATACTCTGAAGGCACAGGGTCTTCGTCAACTGACTGCTCAGTGGTCTCTTCACCTTTAGAGTGATACTGCTTTTCTAGTTCACTGTAAGCCTGTGCAAGATCCTCTGGTGACTGAAACTTTTCAGGTAGCCACTCAGGACGCTCACCCTCTGGTTGCGGTTCGGCGCCCTCGGTGTCCTCTTGCGAGAACTGAGATTGCTCTTGCTCCATACGGGCTTGCTCTTGCATCTCTGCTTGTTCTTCAAGAGAGATGTTTTCAGGTTTAGTGGGTTCGTTAATTTGAACTGACTCCATAAGTAATTATTGTTGTTCTGGTTGTGACTCAGGAGTATCAGCCATATACTGATCATTCAAGGCTTTTATTCCAGCAGGGCCAACTTTCTGAGCCATTTGCATCATCTGTGCTTGTTGTGCTTCTTGTTGCATCTGCTCTGCACTCTTGATGAGTCCTTGAGTCTTGATGCCCAGCGAGGTCGCCCTACGCTTAAAGTATTCTTCAACATTCACAAACTGACCAATGGCTTGTGGGCCTACTACTTGAGCAGCACCAGCAAGGAATAAGTCCAGCTTGGA